GCGCAATACTAGACGGTGAACAAACGCTTGGCGGCAGTCTTTCAAACATCAAGGTAACCATAGACAACAAAATTAATCAGGGCGAGGGATACTACTGGCAGGGTGGTGTTGACAAAGATAGTTTGGAGTATAGACCAGAAGAAATTGTTATTTCTGGGCTGAGCTCACCGTCTGAACAGCGAGCAACTTTACTGCATGAATTACAGCACGCAATACAGGCTAGAGAAAACTTTGCTCGCGGAGGTGGTCCAGAACAGTTTGAAAAGATGGCGAAGTTGGATCTTCAATTCAGCGGGAATGGCAAAAAAGGCAAGCGCCTTGCAGAGCTCGAAGAAGCGTACCTGCAGAAAGACGCAATGGGCTACCCTGCAATCATGTTGTCAGAGATGAATGAGTTGCAACAACTGCGCACTGAAAAGGCTCAGGTTGATCGCTACAGGGCTGAAGTTGAAAAGGTAGGCAACAATGCGCCAATGGATATGTACAGGAATCTTGGCGGTGAGGTAGAGGCTCGCAACGTAGAGAATAGGGATGCAGTGCTCAGCGAGACAGGCTACCGCGATATCTCGCCATTAGAGACAGAAAGCGTCTTACCTGAGCGTCAACTCTTACGTACTACGCCTGACCCATTAGATACCCTTGATGATGACTTTTATCGAGTCGGACAAGACACTGGGTTAATCAACAGGATAATGGCTGAGAATGCGCGGGGAGATGCCCTGTCTAGTTATGGTGGTGCAATCGACAAAAGGCGCAAGCAGTATGACGACATGGTCAAGACCATTGAGAAGCGCATGAACAGCAAAGGTCCATTGGCAGGAGAAATTATTGCCAGAGAAACTGAAAATTTTGCCAAGCTAATTGTTGGATTGGTGCCGATGGTTGTTAATCCGGACTCAACATTTTATGAAGATGTTACGCAAAGCAAAAGCTTGCTAGGTGATCCATCAGAAGGCTACAACAAGGTCATGGATACAATTGCTCAAGGGATGCAAACCTATGTGGTTGAGCCTATAGGTAAGGCGCTTGAGTATCAAGGTTCGGATGACAAAACCGTCAAGCAGGAAATAGCGGAAACTGTACAGCCTGCCATCGATGCCTACAAGCAACTGCCTGAAGCGGTGCAGGAAGAAGTTATGCCGCGACTAGGGTATCTGGGCGCACTCGTTGCTAGCCTGTACGGGTTTGGCCTTGCAGGCAAAGCTAGGCGTGCAGTAGGCACAAAAGGCGAGGAAGGACTGCTAGGCAGGATGTATCCGCTTGAAGGTGAGCTCGTAGACACGCCACCCCCTGCAATTGATGTTAGACAGCCTGTAGGACTATTGCAGTAAAAATGTTAAAATCGGCCCTTAACCGGAGTAGATAATGGCACTAACAAATTACACAGAATTGAAGTCTAGCATTGCTGACTTTCTAAACCGTCAAGACCTGACCGCTGTCATACCAACTTTTATCAGTTTGGCAGAGGCGCAAATGGCGCGTGATATCCGTCACTGGCAAATGGAGAACCGCGCAACGGCTACTCTTAATGATCAGTACCTGACTCGCCCTGCAGATTGGGTTGAGACAATTCGATTTACAGTGCTAGGCAACGGGACCAGACCTCTGCAGTTTTTAAGCACAGCGGCAATGGACCAGAGAAGATCAAACAGTAACGATGTTGCAGGAGAGCCCAGATACTACAGCTACGTAGAGGACCAGTTTGAGGTTTGGCCTTCACCGTCTAGTAGTGTTAACACTGAGCTCGTATACATACAGAAAATCCCTGCGCTGTCTGACACTGCCCTGACCAACTGGGTGATCTCTACTGCGCCAGACATTTATTTGTATGGCAGTCTGCTACACTCTGCGCCTTACTTGGCAGAAGATCCTAGAGTGACTGTTTGGGCCCAGTTATATGGCGCGGCAGTACAGCGACTCAATCAAGAGTCTGATAACTCTAAGTATTCCGGCACTGGCCTATCTACTAGAATCAGAGGTTTAGATACAAGCGGCTCTAGCGCAGTGCGGAGGATTAATGCATGAGCTTCACGCCTTATCTAGAAAATAAACTGTTGGACCATGTATTGACCAACACAGCATATACTGCGCCTTCTACGCTGTATGTTTCTCTGTGGGTGGGTGATCCGCTTAGCGGAGGCTCAGAGGTAACAGCATCAGGTTATTCAAGGAAAACCGCTAGCTTTTCTGTTACAGGATCAGCAGGAACTACAACAAACAATGTCGAGTTTCAGGCGGGAGCGGACTGGGGGACAGTTACTCACACAGGGGTACATGACGCATTAAGTGGCGGCAATATGCTACTCTCTGCAGGCCTGCAAGCGGCACGGACAATTGAAAACACAGATATTGTTCGGTTCTCGATAGGCGATATAGATGTGACGCTTACATGAAGTACGGATATTTTTATTACAGTTACGGAGTTTACGGCACAGAGGCATCTCCCAACTTATACGCCACCTCTGCAAGCACAAGCGCCACAACATCGTTTTTGCGCAGAGTACAGTTAGCAGTAGGCAGTGCAATTGCGCAGTCTATTATGACTGCTAATTTAATTAACATTTGGGATACCACAGAGCTTAATCCGGCTACATGGACAACGGTAGCGCTAACGCCATCAGTATGGACTGATAAAATATTAGCGCCCGCAAGTTGGACAAACGCAAGCGTTGCGGCAACAGCTTGGGCTGATCAAACAGTGCCAGATGCAGACTGGCAAGATACGAGGACTTGAGGACCACTTAAATGGCTACAACAAATTATTCATTAGAAACACCGACAGTAGGCGCTGACCTAAATACATGGGGTGGCGATTTAAACTCTAATACAGAGAAGCTCGATGACCTGTTAGGCGGTGATCTGCCTGTTACTGGCATTGACATAAACAGCGGCTCAATTGACGGTACGCCCGTTGGAGCTAATAGCGCATCAACAGGTGCCTTTACTACATTAACTGCCTCTGGAGGCGTTACAGGCAATTTAACGGGCAATGTAACCGGCAATGTAACAGGCAACGTAACTGGCAATGTAACGGGTAACGCAGACACTGCAACACGTTGGGCTACTGCACGCACCATTTCTCTGACCGGTTCAATCACGGGCAGTACGAGCATGGATGGCTCAGGCAATGTCTCGATAGCAACATCAGGCGGCATCACCAACAATCAAATTGTGGACCTTGTATATCCGGTAGGCTGTTTGTACGAAACCACAAGCACGCAAAACCCCGCAACCACATTTGGGCGTGGCACTTGGGCATTATTTGGGCAGGGGCGCGTCACCGTGTGTATTGACTCAGGGCAGTCTGAGTTTAACACTAACGGTGAAACTGGCGGTGCCAAAACACATACACTATCGATTGCTGAAATGCCTTCACACAATCACACCTACACATATGAATACTCTCGCGGAGTAGGTTCATCAGGTGCGGCAAACGGAGACTCTAGCTTTCCTACAGGTACTACCTCAAGCACTGGCGGAGGTGGAGCGCATAATAACCTACAGCCATACGTTGTTGTTTATCGTTGGAAAAGGACTGCCTTGTAATGTCTGACACTACCACCACTACCTATAATCTCGTTAAGCCTCAAGTAGATGGCTCTGACGGAACTTGGGGCACAAAGCTTAATGCAAACCTTGATACGCTCGATGGGTTGTTAAGTGGCTCTGCAAATCTGCAAAACGTGTCATTTACTGGCACGGTCAGTTTTGGTGGTGGCACAGGTACTGCAGGTCAAGTATTAAAATCTCAGGGTGCGGGCTCTAATGCTATCTGGGCAGATGATACAGATACTACATACACGGCAGGCGCAGGGCTCAGCCTGACAGGAACAGAGTTTGCCAATACAGCACCTGACCAGACGGTTGTGCTGACTGCAGGGACATCGATAAGCGTGTCCGGCACTTATCCTAGCTTTACTATCACCAATGACGCACCGGATCAAACTGTGGCGTTAACAGGTACTGGCGCAACAACAGTTACCGGAACCTACCCAAACTTTACTATTGATAGCACTGATAACAACACCACCTATACTGCAGGCACCGGCCTGACCTTAACGACTACTGAGTTTAGCGTTACAGACAATGGTATTGGCGCGTTGCAACTAAATGTTTCAGGTAATGGCACTACCGGCCAAGTATTGCAATCAGATGGTGATGGTACGTTCTCATGGGCAAATGCAGGAGTAGGGGGAAGTGAAACATTTGCGCAGACACTGGCGCTTGGCAACACAACTGGCGGTACTGATATTTCTGTATCAAGTGGCGACAATATTGTTATGGCCGCAAGCTCTACTGTTGATGGGCGTGATCTATCTGTAGATGGTGCCAAATTAGACGGTATTGAGGCGGGGGCTACTGCTGACCAAACAGCGGCAGAGATTCGCGCTCTAGTTGAAAGCGCCTCTGATTCTAATGTGTTTACCGACGCTGATCACAGCAAACTTGATGGCATTGAAGATGCGGCCACGGCTGATCAAACAGCGGCAGAAATATTAACGGCTATAAAAACAGTTGATGGCTCAGGCTCTGGCCTAGATGCAGATACAGTTGATGGTGTTCAGGCTAGTAGTTTCTTGCGCTCTGATGCTAGTGATTCATTTACAGGAACTTTAACTGGCGGTACTCTCCATGCAGGTGGAGAGATAATGGGCTCATCAGCCAAGTTACAAGTCAAAGGTTTTCAGCGTACTGGTACAATTTATCTGCATGAAGGCGCAGAGCCAGTTGCAGGGAATAACTGGCCTTTATCAACAACGTCTGGTGGCGAGTTACGGTGGGATTCAACTAAAGTTTGGACAGCAGGAAACGATGGTGCGGGTTCAGGCTTAGACGCTGATACTGTTGATGGTGTTCACGCATCAAGCTTTAACAGGTTCTACAACAATTCCTATTTAAACAGTTCGACTACCACAGCAAATCTTATTGCTGAACTACAAAACGATTACGGTGCTTTTAACAATAATTCTGTAACATTGAAAAACGCATGGAGCTATGCGGGTAACAGTAACCTTGTAACTGGGCATCCTACACTCGGAACTATTGAGCTAGCAGGGTGTT